TCAAGTTACAAACCAGTTAAAGGTTTAGTTGCTTATAGTGGTGCATCTAATGTAACACAAAATGCTAAAGGTGCTGGTAGTTTTAGAGATAATACAAACACAGTATTTACTTTTGTTGGAACGAAAGACAATATTTATAAATTAACAAGTGGAACTTTTTCTAGTGTTAAAGGAAGCTTGACTATAAGTGGTGGAGACACAGATTATTTTACATTTACCCAATTTGGAAATTATGTAATTGCATCAAATGGAGTTAATCCCCCAATGTATTATTTAATGGGAACTTCATCTAACTTTGCAACACTACAAAGTTTAGCTTCATCAAGTGGAAGTGGAACTGTCCCTGTTAAATTTAAAATATCAGGGGTTATTAGAGATTTTTTAGTTACAGGTAATATTGAGAACGCTAAAAATAGAGTTCAATGGAGTGGTATAAACGATATATCAACTTGGGAAAGTGGAGTTAGTTCAAGTGATCAACAAGACTTACCAGGATCAGGGGGTCAAGTTGTGGCCATCACAAGTGGTGAGGTTGGATATGTGTTCAGGCAAGATCAAATTATTCGTATGGACTTTGTTGGTGGAAATGTTGTTTTCAGGTTTAGTGTAATTTCTCCAAACAGGGGTGCTGTTTATGGCCAAACTGTTTGCCAAGACAATAGACAAGTTTTTTTTTACGCATCAGATGGATTTTTTCAAATAAATGGTGATCAAGTATTGCCAATAGGAGCTGAAAAAGTAAATAGATTTTTTGATGGTGATTTAAACAAAGCTTACACAGATAGAATTACAAGCGCTGTTGATCCATTTAATACTTTAGCGATTTGGTTATATCCATCAAAAGATAATCCAAATACTACAGGGATTTGCGATAAGTTATTAATTTATAATTATGTAACTCAAAAGTGGAGTATTGCAAAAGTAAAAGCATCACAAATTTTTAAACAATTTGTAGTAGCTAACACAGTTGAGTTAATGGATATTATAAGTGAAAACTTAGAAGATATTAATATTTCACTAGACACAGCTTACTGGACCACAGGGCATTTATATTTAGGTGCAATTGATGAAAATTTTAAAGCTGCGATCTTTAGTGGTAAAACTTTAGAAGCCGAACTTGAAACAAAAGAACAAGAATTATTTCCTGGTCTAAGAGCAAACATAACAAGTGTAAGGCCATTGGTTGACGCTAGTGCAAATGTAACTATTAAGACTAGAGATAAATTAGCCGATACTGTTACAACATCATCATCTAGTTCTATGAATGATACAGGCATAAACCCTGTAAGACAAAGTGGTAGATATTTTAGAGCAAATGTAAAAATACCAGCAGAGTCTATTTGGACTAATGCGCAAGGAATTGATCTAACTGCTTCTCAAGGTGGATCAAGATAATGAGTGATAAAATAGATATAGACAACATAAGATATTCAATTGAGACACAGGAGTTTTTTCAAAGACAAGTAGAAGAAGCTGTTAACACATTAATAAATAAAAATAACACAGAAAGCGATAAAGCTTTTATGTGGTTTATGAATTAGGAGACCTATGAGTACAAACATTAAAGATTATTCAACAACACAAGCTAACAACACTTCATTAAATGGGATTGATGTTGATGAGGGGATGCTTCCTAGTAATTTAAATAATGCCATAAGAGGCTTGATGAAGAATACTAGAGATTGGTTCAATGATGCACAGTGGATTGAATATGGTGATGGAAGTGGTGCTTATACTGCGGCTTATGCTTCAGGCACATCTTTTACAATCAATGGAGTTGATGTAACTTCTATTTATCATGCAGGGAGAAGAATTAAATTAACAGCTAGTACCCCTGGAACAATTTATGGTACGATTGCTAGTTCATCATTTTCTACAAACACTACAATAAATGTTACTTGGGATAGTGGCTCATTATCTAATGAAGCTATCTCTAATGTTTATGTGGCCTCTTTATCAAAAACTAATGACTCTATACCTACAGGGATTAGTGCTACTAAATTAGCAGATGGATCAATTTCAAATACAGAATTTCAATATTTAAATGGTGTTTCAAGTGCTATCCAAACTCAACTAGATGCAAAGCAACCTACTATCACAGGGAGTGCATCTACGATTGACACAGAAAGTCTAACTGCAAATAGAGCAGTTATTTCTAATGGCTCACAAAAAATTGCAGTAAGTGATGTAACCGATACTGAATTAGGATATTTAGATGGAGTTACATCAAGTGTTCAAACACAAATAGATTCAAAACAAGCAACCATAACTGGTGGTGCATCAACTATAGCATCATCTGACTTAACTGCCTCAAGAGCATTACAATCAAATGGAAGTGGTAAAGTTGAAGTTAGCGATGTCACAACAACTGAACTTGGTTATTTAGATGGTGTATCAAGCGCAATTCAAACTCAAATTGATGGCAAACAAAATAGCGATGCACAACTTACAGATATTGCAGGCTTAACACCAACTGATAGTAATTTTATTGTTGGTGATGGATCAAACTTTGTAACGGAGAGTGGTGCTACTGCTAGAACATCTTTAGGATTAGGTTCTATTTCTACTCAAGCATCAAACAATGTTACTATATCAGGTGGATCGGTTACAGGACTTGGTTCTCCATCTAGTAACTCCGATGCTGCAACCAAATCTTATGTAGATCAAGCTGTAGCTGGTTTAAGGACTAGAACAATTGCAGAATGCGCTACTACATCGAATGTTAATTTATCAAATGGCCTAGAGGCAGGAGATTCTATTGATGGTGTTACCCTTGTTGCTGGTGATAGAGTTTTAGTCAAAGATCAATCCACTGCTAGTGAAAATGGATTATACTTAGCAGTTTCTAGTGGTGCTTCATCAAGAGACCCTGAACATGATTCAATAGCAGAACTTTCTGGTGGAATGGTTGTAGTTAATCAAGGATCAACAAACGATAATAAAATATTTTTATGTACTACCGATAACACAGGATCAGTTGGCTCAACTTCAATTACTTATACTGTTATTACACCTAGTAACACAGGAACAGTAACCTCTGTTGGCATAGCTGATGGTGGTGCATCAGAATTTACTGTGGGTAGCACACCAGTTACATCTAGTGGAAATATTACATTAACTGTTAATTCTATCGCAAATACAAAAATTAGTGGACTTGGAACAGCATCTACAAAAACTGTTGGAACAAGTGCAAACAATGTAGTTCAATTAAATGGATCAGCTCAACTTCCAGCTGTGGACGGAAGCAATTTAACAAACTTACCAGGAGCAAGTGCTGGATTTGCAGTTGCTATGGCAATCGCCCTGTAATTAATAAAAGGAAAAAATAATGGCACAAGATTTTGAAAGAGTTTTAAAAACAAGTATAGGCACATCGGCTACAGAAGTTAGGGCTGCAGCTAATAGTGATGATGCAATTATTGGTATGAGATTTGCTAATAAATCATCATCAGCAGTTACAGTTAGTGCTACTGTTAAAAACTCAAGCACAAGTTATTATTTGATAAAAGATGCACCAATACCAGCTGGAGGTTCTTTGGAACTTATAGATGGTGGTTCAAAAGTAGTTCTACAATCAGGAGATAGTGTTGAAGCATTATCAGATACAGCAAGTGCTGTGGACTGCATTTTATCAGTAGTAGATTCAATTAGTACATAAGGATTATATAAATGGCTTACATCGGTAATATACCAGCAGAAATTTATGCAAGTTTTGAAAGACAAGTTTTTACTATTGTTAATAGTCAAACTGCATACACTTTAACTCATGCTGTAACTAATGAAAATGATATTAGACTTGTAGTAAATAATGTAGTTCAAGAGCCTGGAAGTGGCAAAGCATATACTGCATCTGGCACTTCTCTTACACTATCAGCAGCATTGGTTAATGGCACAGATGAAATGTACTGTGTTTATCTTGGCAGAGCTTTACAAACTGTTAATCCACCAAACGCATCTGTTGGAACTTCACAATTAGGAAGTGATGCAGTAACTGGAGCAAAAATAGCAGATGATGCTATTAGTGATGAACACCTTGATCCAACAGCTATAACAGGACAAACAGCAGAAACTTCTGTTGCTACAGACGATCTTATACTTTTATCTGATACTTCTGCATCTGGTGCATTAAAAAAAATGACTAGAGCAAACTTTGTATCTGGTATTGGTGGAACTAACACTCCAGCTTTTCATGCTTATGTAAATTCAGCTCAATCAATAGGTCAAAGTGCTGACGTAAAAATTGTAAATCTTAATGAGGTAGTTGATACTGATTCAGCTTTTGCATCTAATAAATTTACAGTTCCATCTGGAGAAGGTGGAAAATATATTATATATGCTTGTGTACAATTTGCTAGTGATGTTGGATCTCCTCATGCTGAAATTTTTGTAAATGGAAGTGGAAGTTTAAATAGTGAAAGTCTTACTACAAATGCTGGTGGAACTGGTAGATCTTGTTTTACATCAAGAATGTTAACTTTATCTGCTTCAGATTATGTTGAATTATATACTTTTCATGGTTCTGACGCAACAAATACAGAAGCATCTGGAAGAACATTTTTTGGTGGATACAAATTAATAGGAGTTTAATAAAATATGGCAATAGATAAAATACAATCAGAATCAATTAACCTTGCAGATAACTTTGCATTTACAGGAACTGTAAGTGGTGCTGGTGGAATTACAGAAGCTGACCAATGGAGATTAACTGCTGATTTAGCTGGTAATAATTATATAACAGCTAATCTTGAAAGAGCCGATACTT